AGTTAAAGCAGAAGCTAAAAAAAAGTACAAGGTTTGGCCTAGTGCTTATGCTTCTGGCTGGTTGACTAAAGAATATCAGCGTAGAGGCGGCACTTATGCCTAAACCAAATCAGAGCCGTAAGCGGGTGACCAAAAAGAAACCTTCTGGCGGATTAACTAAATGGTTTAAGGAGGAGTGGGTAGACGTAAAGACAGGTAAACCTTGTGGACGTAAGTCTGCAAAGAAGGGTGAGTCTAAACGTCCGTACCCCTCTTGTAGGCCTAAAGCAGTTGCAGCTAAGATGACTAAAGCTGAAAAGGCTTCTTCTGCACGACGTAAGACAGGACCAAAGCGTGTAGCTCATTCTGTTACAGCTTCAGGTAAGCGTAGAAAGTCCACAAGAAATGCTTGACATTTGTTTAAAAGTGTGCTATAATAAAACTATAGTTAACAACATTAGAGAAACCAATGACACCTGAGCTTGAAACTTATTTTGACAACTACAACGAACTCTTCAATCACGAAGGTTTCAAACAACTCATGCAAGAACTTTCTACTAACGCAACTCAATTAGCAGATATACAGACTGTAAAAGACGTAGAAGATCTCTTCTTTCGTAAAGGTCAAGTAGCTGCTTTCGCTACAGTAATTAATCTACAGGGTACTATAGAAGCTGCCAGAGAGCAAGCTGAAGTAGAAGAAGAAGGCCCAGTAGATGTATAAAATCTATGACTTCCGTTGTACTAACGGACATGTCTTTGAAGAAATGGTAGAGTCAGGTACTACAACCAGTAGGTGCGGTTGTGGTGCCAACGCTACAAAAATGGTATCTGCCCCGTCTTTTCACCTTGACGGTTCTACTGGGGACTTCCCCGGTCAGCACATGAAATGGGTACGAGAACACGAAAAAGCAGGTAAAAAGAAGTCTCCACAATGATTATAATCACGGAGTTTAATTATGTCAAGAGCAACAATGATTGATCCACAACCTGAAGAGGAAAACGTGGACGCCATTGAAAACGAAGAAGAAGAGACTCAACAAGAACAAGTTGAACAACCTCAAGAAAAACTCACAGTTCCAGAGAAGTACCAAAATAAATCTCTAGAAGAAGTTGTACAGATGCACCAAGAGGCTGAAAAGCTTTTAGGTCGTCAGTCTTCTGAAGTGGGAGAACTTCGTAAAGTCGTAGACGATTACATTTCTAATCAAACTACGGCACCACCAGCACCTCAACAGCAACACGTTGAGCCTGAAGACGATATAGATTATTTTACAGACCCGCAAGGTGCTGTTAATCGTGCAATTGAGAACCACCCTAGTGTTAAAGAAGCTAGGCAGTACAACGACGAATACAAAAAACAGTCTTCGTTGTCCGTACTAAATAGTAAACATCCAGATATGCAACAGATCCTTGGTGATCCTAAGTTTGCAGAATGGATAAAATCTTCTAAGATTAGGACTCAATTGTTTGTACAAGCTGACCAACAGTATGATGCTGACGCCGCTGACGAACTCTTCTCACTCTGGAAAGAACGGAAGACAGTAACTCAGCAAACCGCCGCAGTTGAAAAACAGGCACGTAAGCAACAACTTAAGGCAGCAAGTACAGGCAACGCACGAGGCAGTGCAGAGGGATCACGTAAAAAAGTATATCGTAGGGCCGACTTAATTAAACTTATGAAAACAGACCCTGAGCGATACCAAGCCTTGTCAGGAGAAATACTGACGGCGTACGCAGAGGGTCGAGTCAAATAATCTAGGAGATTGACATGGCTACTGCAACATATCCCGGCGCAGGCGGTAATACTGCGAAAACTGAAGCGGCAACGTTTATTCCAGAAATCTGGAGTGACGAGATTATTGCTGCTTATCAAAAGAACCTGAAGATGGCTCCGCTTGTTAAAAAGCTTGCCATGACAGGTAAGAAAGGCGACAAGCTTCACATTCCAAAGCCAACTCGTGGCGATGCAAATGCAAAGGCTGCTGATACTGCAGTTACTATCATTGCAAACACTGAGAGCGAATTGACTGTTGACATCGACCGTCACTTCGAATACTCACGTTTGATCGAAGACATCGTAGAAGTACAGGCACTTTCTAGCCTCCGTCAGTTCTATACTGAAGATGCTGGTTATGCGCTTTCAGTACAAGTTGACAAGGACCTCCACTCTTGCGGTACTGGTTTTGGTAACGGCGGTTCTGTTGTGTTCTCTGGCTCAGTAGCCCCTACTGATTACCAGCACACTGGTTGTTTCTTCAACGATGGTGGTACAACTACTCAGTACACTGACGACACTATGGTAGCGGCTGACGTGTTTACCGATGCGTTCTTCCGTGACATGATTCAGAAGCTTGATGACAACAACGTACCTATGGACGGACGTTCGCTTGTTATCCCACCTTCTGTTCGTAACACTATCATGGGTATTGACCGATACGTGTCTTCTGACTTCGTAACTGGTCAAGCAGTTAACTCTGGCCTGATCGGTAACCTGTACGGTGTAGACATCTACGTCTCAAACAACTGTGCAACTATCGAAGCAGCAGGAGACAACACTGCGTCTTCTGTCGACACCCGTGCGGCTCTTCTGTTCCACACTGACGCAATCGTCATGGCAGAGCAGCAGGCTGTACGTTCACAGACCCAGTACAAGCAGGAATACCTCTCAACTCTGTACACGGCTGACTGCCTGTACGGTGTTCAGGTATATCGTCCTGAAGCTGGTTTCGTACTCGCAATCGCAGAGTAACGATCTTAGGGGGTCAGCAATGGCCCCTTTTCCTTTTCTTTTGTAGGAGCTTTTGATGGCTTTATTTCGTGGCACAGGCGGATCTGGTGATGCTAGTACAGATACTTATGCGTCTGAAGTAGCCCTAGAAGCAACTAGAGCCTCTACAAAAGCAAATGAAGCTGCAGCGTCTGCTACGTCTGCGGCTAATGCCCAAGCTGCTGCAGAGGCTGCTCAGGCTTCCGCAGAGACTGCACAGACTAATGCTGAGACTGCAGAGGTAAACGCAGAGACAGCGGAGACCAATGCAGAAACTGCAGAGAACGCTGCGGTTGCTGCTCAAGGTTCTGCAACAACAGCTAAGACTGCAGCAGAAACAGCCCAGTCAGCAGCAGAAGTAGCAAAGACAGCGGCTGAAACTGCAGAAACTAATGCAGAGACTGCAGAGACTAACGCTGCTGCTTCTGCTACTACCGCTACTACTAAGGCTGGTGAAGCATCTACGTCAGCAACCAATGCTGCCTCTAGCGCCTCCTCAGCGTCCACCTCAGCCACAAACGCAGCTGCCAGTGCTACTGCAGCACAAACTGCTAAAACGGCTGCAGAGGCCGCTAAAACGGCTGCTGAGGCTGCTCAGGACGCTATTGATGGTTTGTACCTTGGTGCACAGTCAAGCAACCCTACAGTAGACCTGAACGGCAACGCTGTTACTACTGGTGACTGGTACTTTAATACCGGTGACAACAGCACTAGAATTTATACTGGAAGTGCTTGGGATTCAATTAATCCTAACCTTGTTGGTGACACTAGCCCACAGCTAGGCGGTAACTTAGACCTAAACAGCAACAACATTACAGGCACGGGTAACGTCAACATCACGGGTAATGTGGTACTTACAGGCACTGTTGATGGCCGTGACGTAGCAACAGATGGCACAAAGCTAGATGGTATTGAGGCTAGTGCTACAGCAGACCAAACAGCCGCAGAGATTAGGACGCTTGTAGAGTCAGCCTCAGATTCCAATGTATTCACCGATTCAGACCATACGAAACTTAACGGCATTGAAGCTAGTGCAACTGCTGACCAAACAGCGGCTGAAATCCGCACACTGGTTGACTCTGCTACAGACTCTAACGTCTTTACTAACGCAGACCACAGTAAACTAGACGGTATAGAAGCAGGTGCTACAGGCGACCAAACCAATGCTGAGATTAGAGCCGCAGTAGAAGCCGCAACAGACTCTAATGTTTTTACCGATGCAGACCACACAAAGCTCAACGGTATTGAAGCTTCAGCAGACGTAACGGACACAGCTAACGTTACAGCCGCTGGTGCCTTAATGGACTCAGAGGTTACTAACCTTTCACAGGTTAAGGCTTTTAGCTCTGCTGACTACGCTACTGCGGCACAAGGCACTAAGGCTGACACGGCACACGGCTGGGGCAACCATGCTAGTGCTGGCTATCTAACTGGCAACCAAACGATTACCCTTACAGGAGCTGTTACAGGCTCTGGTACAACATCCATTGCAACTACACTGTCAACAATTGACGGGGGAACTTATTAATGACCACGATTAAACTTAAGAACGGCTCTGGCGCTCCTGCGGGTGGTGATCTTGTTCAAGGTGAACCCGCATTAGATCTGACTAACAAGCGCCT